CTTCTTCGCAAGCACCAGTCAGACATGCAACTGGTTGCAAACTATTCAAAACTAGCCAGACAAAACAAAGCACCGAGAGCCAGCGATTCTGGGATTCGGTCACGCCGTGCTGAGCTAGTAAGGCTTGGACTCGTGAAAGACACGGGCAAGAGAGATAGATCGGCAGCAAACCGTCAGATGATTGTTTGGGGAAGGAACTAATGCCAGCACACCCACCACTAGAGATTGACCTAGACATGAGCGACTTCAATCCGCACCAGTACAACCATGGAGTCGCACAGGCTGAGGGAATCGTAATCGGCAGAAGGCTGATGAAGGAAGAAGTGTTGCGATTGATAAACGCCGCATATCCGACTGCTACTAAGGCAACAAAGATTATTACGGACCTAATCGAAGGGATACAAATTGAGAAGGATTCTATCTTTCCTGTATCCGCGAGATAAGTTAGCTGCCTACAACCAGGGCAGACGCGATGAGCAGATGGCTGTCGAATCTTTGATTGAGGCATTTCGCCTAAGCCGTTGGCTAGATGTTGCTACCTGCAACATCATCCTTGACCACCTAAACCATATTGATCGCAGACCCAAGGGAGAACTATGAGCGACCTACAAGACATCATTGTAAACAGCTCCATCAAGGCTTTCAAGAACGGCTACCACTTTGGTAAGAAAGAAGAACTAAGCCGAGTTATTGGATTGCTAGAACAACACGAGCAGGAAACAAAGTGCGATTGCGAAGGGTGCAAGTCCTGGACTAACGCCTTTGAGTTCATCATTAGAGAGATAAAGGGAGAAATAAATGGATGAGGATTTTACAACTGAAACAAAGCTAGAGCTGGTAAGTATTGAGCTAGACAGCATCGCCCATGACTTACAAAAGATAGAAGACGGCTTGATTGCTATACAGAAGAAATACGGAAGGGACCCAAATGAGGCTATTCAATCTAGCTGAGGCAAACAAACAAGCCAAAGTCTACGCAAAAGGCTACGAGCGCGGAGCAAAAGAGATGGCGGAACACCTACGGGAAATGATTATCTACAACATACTCAATGATGCCGTGCTTAGTTTCTGCATGGGTACAGAAACAATAGAAAAGATTGTCCAGATTGTCGAGGAGTCCTGATGGCAAAGCACCTAGGGGTCAGAAGACGCTGGAATGTCTTTGAGTATCGCTACTACCAGCGCCGAGTCGTTGCCGTGTGGATCAAGATTAGAAGACTAATCAAAGCTAGGCTAAATCATGGATGAGCTAGAAAAAGCAATAAAGCTACTGGAAGACAAGAACCTAGTCTGGTCTGAGGATTTCGACACGATTCGGTTAGAATTGACACAGCTAATGAGAAAGGCTGCGGATGTCGAATACCATAGGCTTGAAGCGGAACTTGATGCTTTGGCGAAACAAGTAAGCAATGAAGGGAATAACAATGCTTGAAGGACTAACACCACCCAAAAAGGAACTGGCTTGCAAGGTAAGAACTTTGCTTGAATCGCTAGAAGCCAAGGATAGACAAATACTAGAGGCAGCTCTAACTAACGATGACTGGCCCACATTCACCCTTGCAACAGAGCTAAGAAAGCGTGGAATGACAATTAGCGAGCATCCGATTCGTAAACACAGAGCTGGCGGATGTAGCTGTGCTTGAAAACTTAGAGCCAACCCCTAAGATTACGGCCCCTAGGGATTGGCGGCCTGCGGTGGAATTTGATGGCATGAACGGACTTGCCACCACTCCACCGACCACTGGAGACCAGCCAGACTTCACCCAGTTTCTAATAGACCAAGGCTTTGACCCTGAGAGAGTAGAAATCTACGGTCCTGTTAGAACTTCACGCTGGCAACAGCGCGAGGGTGGAGCCTGGTTGGTTTCTTGGCGGTTCAATTTCAGAATGAAAGCTGAATTAGAGCTTGACCTACCGACACTTTATGCTCAGGCAAAAAAGACAAAGTTGCCAGTCGCAAAGAAAACAGCCGAAGGCAAAGCCCTAGTGATTGTCCCAGCAGACTTTCAGGTAGGCAAGACAGGATCACGGGGAAACACTCAAGACCTAATCGCCAGAGTCTTTGCAAGCTACGAGCGCATCGAGCAGAAGCTAAAGAAGGGTGGCTACGAAAAAGTTGTCATCCTTGACGCAGGAGACATGATTGAGTCAGTCTCCAACTCAGCTCAGTTCGCTCAGCTAGATTCAAACGACCTCAGCCCAATGCAACAGGTAGACATGGCTGCTGCCCTGCTATGGGATTTGGTCAAGCTTGCTCACAAGTACGCACCAGTGACCTATGCTTCGGTTGCTTCCAATCATTGTCAGTGGCGCTTCAACGGACAGACTGTTGGCAAGCCTGGACAAGATGACTGGGGCATCGTTATCTTGCAACAGCTTCGCAGACTAAGTAGCGAGCTTGGTATGAATGTCACTTACCTAATTCCTGACCCTTACGATGAGTCGCTGGCGTTTGATGTATTTGATGACAAGTTTCATGTCATCGGTTTAGCTCATGGACATCAGGCAAAACGACCTAACGGTATGGAAGGCTGGCTACAGAAGCAAGGATTCTCTAATGCGCCGATTGCTGCCTGGACTACATTCGTCAGCGGTCATTTCCATCATCTTCGGATAGAGGAACTCGGTCAGTCGCACAACGGCGGATCACGCTACTGGATTCAGGCAAGCACTATGGACAACGGCTCTGATTGGTTCAGGCTTCAGTCGGGAACTGACAGCGCAACTGGAATAGTTTGCTTTGAGCTAGAGCGACAAGTACACTTCCAAGGAACCGTCTACAAACTGTAACGGAACAAGAAAGGGAAAAATGAAAGTTTCAGCAAAGATACTAATAGGGGATAACAGGCAGACCCTAGAGTCATTACCAGACCAGTCAATACAGACTGTAGTTACATCACCGCCGTACTGGGGTCTACGAGATTACGGTAATGACAATCAAATAGGACTAGAACAAACACCTGATGATTTCATAGAACAACTGTGTGTTGTCTTTGATGAAGTATGGCGTGTGCTGAAAGATGATGGGACTATCTGGGTAAACCTTGGTGATAGTTATGCTGCGATGCGTGACAGTAAAGCATCTCCAGATTCTCTCAGAGATGGAGACGGGACAGCAGTTCCGAAAGCTGCTAACCGTAATCCAGCAAATCTAAAAGCCGCTGGACTAAAGCACAAGGACTTAGTAGGTGTTCCATGGCGGTTTGCTTTTGCCATGCAAGCACGAGGCTGGTATCTAAGGTCCGACATCATCTGGCATAAACCAAACCCAATGCCAGAATCGGTAACAGATAGACCGACTAAATCGCATGAATACATCTTTTTGATGACAAAAAATGCAAGGTACTACTACGACCACAAAGCAATTCTTGAACCAGTGTCAGATGTAAGCCTCAAACGCGCAGAGTATGGATGGGATTCAGACAGACCAAGTACAAAAAATGCAAGCATGGGCGGAACTGGCATACATGTAGAGCAGATGGGGACTCGGTTCGTCAATCCAGAGGGTAGAAATAAAAGAACCGTATGGACAATAACTACCAAAGGATACCCAGAAGCTCATTTTGCCACCTATCCACCTGATTTGATTTTGCCCTGCATACTTGCTGGCTCAAAGGAAGGGGATACGGTCCTAGACCCGTTTAGCGGCTCTGGAACCACGGGCGAAGTAGCACTCAAGCATGGCAGGAACTACATTGGGCTTGAGCTAAATCCCGAATACGCTGCAATTTCAGAAAAAAGAATTACCGATGCAATAGGCATGTTCGGCGAAATAGAAGTGACATGATTGAAAATAGAAACCGTAGAAACTACTGCTGGGAAGAAGTAAATGCAAAAGAAACGACAGGTGCGAGGACTTGCAGTAATCCCTCTTGCGTTCGGCCTGATCATGTCATTCCTGGTATTGAGATGGAGTGGTGGGACATCAGCTATCGAACAGGCAAAAAACTTACGCATCAAGAAATCTACGAAAAGATAGTGAGTGAGTCATGGTAGCGATTCTTTTGATTTGCCCTAATGGACACATGCTTGAAATGATTATCGGACCTAAAAGCTCTTTGCCTTCGGTCTGCCTAACTTGCAACACACCGTTTGGGAAAAAGTAATGCCAAACCTAGGAAATGAAGCACCAGTATCTGCCACAGACATCTGGCTTACTCCACCATACATTCTTGAGGCATTGGGTCCTTTTGGGCTAGATCCATGTTCTTCAGAAAATAGACCGTGGGACACGGCAAAAACACATTACACAATAAAAGATGATGGGCTAATTCAAGATTGGTCAGGTCGAGTTTGGTGTAACCCGCCATACGGACCTAAGATGGCCCCGTTTTTAGAAAAGCTTGCTGCACACCCAGACGGCGGCATAGCGCTTGTGTTTGCTCGAACCGAGACTAGAGCTTTCTTTGACCATGTTTGGGCAAAAGCAACTGCAATGCTTTTTTTGAAAGGCAGAGTCAAGTTTCACAAATCAGATGGCACTGTAGCTGGACCCGCAAATAGCCCTTCAGTTCTAATTGCTTATGGAGAAACTGAAGCTGAAGTGCTAAAAAACTGCAAACTAAATGGAAAGTACATAAGAATAAACTAATGCCAACTTACGAGTACCAATGCCACTGTGGGGACACAACCACAATTGTTCGGTCAATCACAGCCGAGGAAAACAAACCTATCTGCGCCAAATGTGCTGTGGAGATGACAAGAATTTACGACAAACCCGCCATAGAGTTTAAGGGGGGCGGTTGGGCTGGAAAAGACTCCAAGTAAAACAAGGGGGGCCTTTTCTGTGGGGAAAGTTTCCAGAAAAAACAAAAACAACGGGGGGTTGTCATGTACGCAAAACCCTGCCTAGATTGTGGAAGGCTGACCAAAGGCGGTTCACGCTGTGAGATTCACCAGACAATGATTGAGCAAAGGCTAGAAGCCAAGAGAGCTGAAAGAAAAAGAGAAACAGGCCAGTACGCAGGAGATTACAGAAAGCGTGCGAAGCAGGTCCGAGACTCAGCCCTTTACTGCCACCTATGCAACGAGGGCATGAGAATAGATGACCCATTCCAAGCTGACCACTTGATACCAGGAGACCCTAACAGTCCACTAGCGCCAGCTCACAGATCTTGCAATGCCCGCCGAGGGAACAAGCCGCTAATAAAATAAAACCTTGACTGACTCAAACATTCGGTTCGGATTCGGTTGAACAGTTAGCAAGAGAGATTCCAAGATTCGGTCAAGATTCGGTTGAGATTCGGTTCGAGATTCGGTCAATATTCGGTCAGGATTCGGTTGGAAATTCTGCCAGACAGGGCCAAAAAGCCACTCGAACAAGTGTTTCGAAAATTTGTTCGAACGGGCTAGATCGGACATTTGTTCGAAAGACTGAGACGGGCAGACAGGACCACACGGCGCGACAGGCAGAGCCTCACGGATACGGCGAGCGCCTGAAGCCACCCGCGAGATATTGAAGCCACACACCTAACCCCCACACTCCCGACAGACTGCCCCGCCCTGAATCACCGACACGCCCGACAGGAAACCACGGGCCAGAAATTGCCACGGCGGACATATAAGAGGTACACGCGCCACCGACAGGATAGGGAAGGCAAACAGGGCAAACAGGGCCAAAAACAGCTTTATAACAATTTGATAACGACACGCAAAAAAACGAAAAAAAACACAAAAAAAGGCAAAAAACTGCTATTCTGGACCTATCGCCCGAAAGGGCCTAAAGAAAGGGAAAAAATGACCAAGTTCATCCTAAACATGGTGTTTCTATTCGGCGCTTTGTTGGTTTGTTGGAACTTACAAGACAACGGACAAAATACCGCGGCGGCCTTGCTTTTGGTTGTCTCGCTTGCTTTGGCTTTTGTTCTACAAATCGAAGAAGGGAAGAAATAAAATGGAATTTTGCGACATGACAGGCTGTACAGATACCGCCGAATTTTTTGCGGAATTTGACGAAGAAGGAGAAACAGCAATTTACGAAATTTGCGAAAGTTGCGCCGAATACTGGAAGGCACACAAAGAGGAAACCCCAAAAATTACACCGTACGCAAATAGAGCAACCGCCTAAAAGCGGATCAAAAAATAAGAAAGGGAAAAAATGGTATACAAAATAGAAACCAAACAAGGCTTTTTGCCTTATGAGTTCAACAGCAAAAAAGAGGCGTTAGATTATGTAGCCGCCTTTTTGTCTTGGTCTGGCACAAAATACCGTTTACACGGGCCAATCATTACAGCTAAAGAAAATACTGGGGCGCAAAAATGACAACTTACCCAGAAATCAAAAAACAGCTTTTGGATGAGTGGGAACACATAAGCGAAGACGACTTATATGAAATCGCAGACGGGTTAGTCCCCGTTTATCACTCCGACACCTTGGAACAGTGGCGTTGTTTGTCTATGGATGAAAGCGACACATGGCAGGAGACAGTTGGAGACCTCTCAGCAGATACAACAATTTTTAGCCTAATGAGCATTGACTTATTTAACCATTATCTAAAAGAGGTTGAAGAAGCTTTTGCGGAAATCACGGAAGAAAAACAAGAAGAAGAAAACGAAAGAGAAGAGCAAAATGCCTAAAGTCCGCTATTGGATTACAACTGGAAATCTTGGAAGCCTTGACAATATGCTTGTTTCTTATTCTCTACACTCTAACGGGAGACGGGCGCTAATTCGCAGAATAAAAGAGTTTGCTAATCAACACGGCAAGGAAGCATGGGCCGAAATGCTTTTTGACATACAGCGAAAACAGGAAGACCCTAAACGCACAATAAACAAATTTTACAGACAACAGCCAGATTACTAAAAATACGAAAGGGAAAAAATGGGAAACCGAAGCAACATAGTTATTAGAGAGACAGCAACACAAACAGACAACTGCCTAATTCTGTACTCACACTGGGGCGGAGATGACAACTTGAAAGCCGTTAGAAATGTAATGGCAAAAACTGACCGAGTTGGAGATCCATATCTAGCGGCGCAAATCTTTCACGAATTCACAACGCTAGGCGGCTACGAGGGAAATCTAGGTTATGGGTTATGGGTTGGAAGTGTTGACGAAATAGACGAAGACGACAACCCCGCGATATTCCTAGACATAGACACGGGCGCGACAACCTACAAGGGCGAGACCTACACACTACAAGGAAGACACCTAGTAAAAGAAAACGCAACGCTATAAACAACAAACTAAGAAAGGGAAGAAAGAAAATGAACTACAAAAAGACACACGACAACCAAGGAATATATGCCACCGAGGATATCATCGAACTATTTTGGGGACTACTGAAAGAGGGATACACGGGGTTAGGCTTTGGGCTAATTCTTGACCTTATCGAAGACCGACTAGAAGACACAAGAGAAACAAAGCAAGACGCAGAAAGCGCAGGCGAATGATGGGCGCAATGAAAAGAGAACTTCACCGCTTGGCGGATGTTGTCATATACGGCAACCCCGAAACTATCACCCGCGAATTTAACAAGGTGGCAGGCTTGGCAGACGGCGGGGCAGTAGAGCTGTTGGCCTACGCAATAGAAGACGCGCGCTACATGTCCCCGCTTTGTGAGTGTG